GCTTGTTCATAAGCGATTCTGGTGTTAATTCTAATGTGTTTGTTTCTGTCATAACCTTGTTTAATAAATATTTGTAATTAGTTTAGAATGCATAGCTGGTTCCATGTTTGTGTTTTACCTTCATTTGGCCTAATTCCAATATGTTTTTGATCTCTTGAAGGGTCTTTTTTCCGTCCTTTTTGCTGAAATCAAATAGAAACGAGTCGTAGGTGATCAGAATAAGTTTTGTTTTGGCTGTCGTATTTTTAAGGTAATTCTGAATCTCCTGTATCTTATAAATATTTTCCTTAGTCTCTAGGTTCTGCACCACGTAGTTAAATAGCTTGTACTTGGTCATTGAAACATCTGGTCTTATAACTCTGCCCGTGTGTAGCTTATAACCTTTTTGACTTTTATAGGCCTTCCATACCTCTTCTGCGAATTCCTCCATTTTCGCAAAGAAAGGAATTTTCTTGTACTTCTTGTCAACTCCACCGTAAAGCTGTCTGAACGTAATAGTTTTGGACTCTTTGTACTCTTCTTCTGTTAACTCTTCCTTTTCGAAGTATTGCTTTCCCAAATAAATGTGAAAAGAATCCTTTGGACACTCGAAGTTTATAAGTCGTGCTATAAGTCGTAAGTGATAAGCGTCGAAGTCAAATTCTACAAGAAAATCGTTAGAAGGTAAAAAGCAACTTCTAAAGTCGTTCTCTTTTGGAATGGCAAGAAAGTTAATGCCATTGAAAGAATTAGTTGGTCTTCCAGTTAAATTATACAGATTATAACAAGAGTACATCTTATCCGATTGTATGGAGTATCTCTGATCGTGAATCTGGTACTTATCTGTCAAACACTTAACGTCTACCTTTATTGGATTCTCCTCGACTGATTTGTATGTGCTAACGAAGTCCTCTTGAGTCTGTAGATCTGTTTCTAATCCGAAGTAGCCTTTAACGTAATCGTACAAGCACTGACATCTTTCGTAGTGCTTCGATATCGGTATTAATTCGTTTGTGATGGGAAGGTGCCCATAACGTGAATAAAAATCGTGGTGTAAATTGGTATCGCAATCGAACTGGTTAAATTCGTTGGTTTGATCTAGATTAACGAAGTGTAAATCTATAGCGTTAGGTAAATCTAAGAAGTAAGAGTGAAACTTCTTGTCTAGTAGGTATACTTTTTTGTGGAGCTTTAAAAACTCTTGAACCATTTTAAAATCCAAGTAAAAGCTTTCAGAGTGTTTGAAAGGGAATATGTAGCCCTTTTCACCATCGTGGTAGTACAACAAACTTGGATACGTCAACTTCGGGTGAACTCTATCGTTGCCCGGTATAAGCTGTACGAAACACTCGTCTTTAATATCAAGATTGCCGAATTGCGACAAACTTTCTACAATGAAATACATAACCTTTTAATTTGAACTAAATATAACCAATCCAATCGATTGTATTAAATTAATCTACGAGGTGGGTCTTGCAAATTTAGCATACTCACCACCTATGAACTCTACCAATCCTATGAACTTAACGTTAGCCGCTTCTATTAATCTTTTGTTTGTATCTATAATTCCCTCTCGTATATCGTACTGGGAATATCTTTTTGTGTTTAAATTTCCGGTTAACTTCCAAAATATGTCTTCTACCAAATAGAAAGACACATCGTAAGAAACAGTTCCATTTACAAAGTCATCGTATTCTTGAGGAGATATTTCTGTAACGAATCCTTTACTGTTTATTTTTTTAATGAAGTATCTTATAATATAACCCTTATCGTAATCAGATTGTAGTGGTCTTGGAAAATAAGAAAGCGGTTCTTTTCCAGTGTTTCTAGAAAGATTAGTTTGATTAGATAGTAAATTTTTTAATTCTGAAGACATGTTAGAAGCGGCTAGCGTTGTAGAATTTTTACCATAAAAATTAATAGGTTTTAATTCTTCGCTTGGTCCTACAATTGGATCCGTACCGCTGTACACTTTATTATCGAAAGTAACGTAATATGATCCTTTATAATTTTGACCGTTTAAAAGATACTCGTTTCCAATCGTTTTTTGATCAGTCTTTACTCTAAATGATGGGTAGTATTTTAACATGATCTAAGCTTGATTATTTGATACGTGAACGTGATTATCATGTTTAGGGAATCCGAAAGAAAGAACGGCTTTTGGATTTCCGCTCTCTGAATTAAATTCGTAGCCCAAATTCTTTAACTGCGCTACGAAGGCATCAGCGTCTGTTCTATTAGCGTAAGACACAGCTTTTCCGTTTATAATTGCGATGTCGACAGCTTGACCTGCATTGTGACGACTTGGAGTTGATGTGTGGCCAGATACAGCAGTAGTGATGCTCACTTGTACACCTGAAGATACTGCCGCTTTACTGATGTCAAGTAGCAAATTTCTATTTATTTTTTGTACGTCTCCTGATGGATTACCTATACCAATATCTACAAAATTTACATTTTGAAATTCACTAGGCGTATTTGGATAATTAGATAAAACAGCATTTGGAGGTATTGTGAAATCGTTATCTGGTTGTGTAGGATTGTCTGGATTATATTGCGCTACGCCTCCTAATTCTTTGCTTGTATTTAGCGGAGCTTCGAAGTCTTGTCTATTCTTTAAATAAATCATGCTACCTTTTATAGAAGTAGTCCATTGATTATTTTCTATAACGTGATTTATTCCTGTAGTTATAAACCCAACTTTATGCGAAGAATCTGTTTCAACTTTTCCGTCTTTATCAACTTTTAAAGCTCTAGTGCTATAGGTGTAAGGCAACAATTGTTCTGGGATTGTAAAGCCTTGAGTAATTCCGAATCCTGATATTCCGTCTGTAGTAAAGCCCAAAGAAACAGGAATCATTGCTGATGCTCTAGTTGGAAAACTTTCGTTTTTATTTTTAGACATTCTTTCTATAAAATAGTTAATAGCATGATGTACATTTTCAGGAGATGGATTGTAAGTGCCATAAAAGTCTTGTATATTTTTATTGAATTTTATAGCTGACTGAATTTGTGTATCATTGACACTTGTTTTTGTATCTTGTTTTTCAGTCCTATTGTTAATATATCTATCGTAATAAAAATTGTTAATTGCTCCTACCGCGCTTGCATCTGTAGAATTAGAAGCTTGTTTTTTCCAATCTGCATTCGCTGATATAGCAAGCACATTATTTACCTTAGTAGATAAATCTGTTTTTAATTCCAATGTTTTTGCAATAGACGAAGCTCCGTACAAAGGCAAGTCAGTTCTGCCTTCTTTGTTTAACATATTTTCTTTAGGAAGACCTGGAATTACTTGATCGTCTACTATTTGTAATGCGTTAGCAGTATCGTCGTAATAAACTCTAAGAGCATTAAAATTGCCTAGCGTCTTATTCATATCGCTAAGTATTTGATCCAATAAAGATTTCAAATATACACTATTTGTAGGATCTTGAGATAGATACTGTTTTATGATATTAAATAAGTAATCTATATTAATTAGTACTTTCATTATCTTGCCCCTATGTGCATCAGTAGCATCTCCATCACCTCCGTATTTGAACTTAGGCAGTTTATTCAAGAAAATATCGCTAGTAGAAGCTGGATCAAATAGTTTGGTTGTGCTTTTATTATCTTTTGTTCCTATTATTTCATTATTACCATTTAGTACGGCCGGATCAAATAACTTAACGTAATCTAAAAAAGTACCTTCGAATGGAATTAAGAACGATAATCCGTCTACAGAAAGTTGACTAGGATTGCTTAAGCAAAAATTAGTTTCAGGATTAAAGTCTACATATAGTATAGGAGTGGTTTTTTTATCTCCTGTGGATTCTTTCTTTCTATCGTAAAGCAAACATATATCATTAAGAATCATTATCAAGAGACCAAACTGAATGTATACTGGATGCGTTACTTGAGTTCCTTCGTTTAGGTCTTGATTAATCTTGTAAGGAATTACGTATCCTGTTAAAAGGTCTTTATAATTTACCGGAGGAACTTCATCTACAGTAGCTTTATTTGATAATAGAGAAGCGTTAAATCCGTACTTAGCAAATTTTTGTATAATATCATTTTCGTCTACTTTTCCATCTATTAAGTTTCCTATAAAATCTTTAAATATTCCACAACTAAAAATTTGATTTCTAGATATATCTCCAGATAGATCTATTGTTCTAGGTACCAAACCTATATCTAACGTATCTCCAGCTGCTTTGATAGCTTCTACTAAAGAGTATAATTGTATTGCCCTTAAAACGCACTCTAATGCAGATTGCGTTACTGAAGCTTTTTCGGTCTGTACAGTTTTAGTGCCTTCAACAGGTTTAGAAGTTGTAGAATCTGTTTGAGTATCTGCGGGTTGAGTATCTTGCGCACCCAAAGCAAGTTGATAATCGTAATACTGTCTTGTTATAGCTAGCTTGTCTTGATTAACTTCTATATTTTTAATTAAAGCACTATCACATAATCTTATTGAAAATTTAACTGGAACTGTAGAAGGTTTAGATTCGCCTGGTTTTGTTACCTCTTTTCCATTTTCTATTACCACGTAAGGTTTTGAAGTAACAGATAACTGCTTATACGTACCGTCTATATATAAATCAAATCCAGGAATGTCTGAATCTGTATATAGAGCACCAACTACTTCGGAACCTATAGCATAAGTGCCTTCTGAGTATGCATTATTTAATTTTTTGCTATCTGGTAGTCTTATATCGTTTAAATCAAGTTTATATTTTAAAGACGCCACGTCTATGTTAGTAGTATCATTTTCTGTTATATATTTTATTACTCCATTGATTGCTTCTTGAACTGGCGCAATAGTCCAATTTTGCTTGCCATCGAAATACATTCTAATTTCTAATATATGAGGAGAGTGCCCTTTAAATTCACCCGTTGATACATAGTTTTCGCCTTTTGCAAAATATAAAACTCCTACGTTAAAGTAATAGCCTTTTAGTGTATCAGTGGAGGTAAAGTTGGCGAGATCTCCAATTTTATTTGTGATCATAGATTTTATATACTCTCCATTAAAAGTAACTCCGCCTTTTTTTACGGTGCTACTAATTGCGTTTGCATTTAAAACTAATCCCAATTTACTAATATACAATCTATCTCCATCATAATCTGAGTAATCGTACTTATCAAAAGAATTAAAATCCATTCCAGTTTTAGCATTCGTAGTTATATCGCTTGGAGGACTGGCGAATTTATTAAAAAAATTGCTCCATAATTGGCCTTTAGCGGCTTTATGTTCTGGATATTGTTCTTCTTGAAATGTAAATAAGCTATTTTTATAATCGCCTAACTTGGCTTTAGCTTCGTCTATCTTCTTTTGCGCTTCTTTGTTTGCTTCTTCTTCTGCACTTTTTGCCGCTGCGTTTGCTGCCGCTGCTAGCTTAGCTTGTTCTATAGCTTGTACTTTTTGATAGATGCTATTTAAACTATTTATTTGTGCTTTTAAAATATCTGGAAGTAATGATGGTTGGTTTGTTTTAATGCCTTCCGCCAATGTTCCCAAACCTGCCATTTTCAAAGTACAATCGTATCCGCCTTCTTGATTATAAGCAAAACTAAAATTAACTACCATACCAAGCATTGCATCGTAATTACCTTCTGAATCTCTCCTATTTTGTCCTATGTGTAATTGTATTTTTTCTTTAGAAAGTCCGGCTGAAAATGGATCTAAAGAAAATAATTCAGTAGTTTGTAATTCGTTTTCTTCAGTTGCTGTACTTTTGTAATGATATGTGTGTCCCCATTCTAAGTACATTGTAAAACCCAATTTAAAATACAAAGCGTCCATTATATCCAATTGCGCCTTGTCCCAAACTTTAAATTCTATTGTGGCCATTCTTATAGATCCTAATTTACCTTGAGTTTCAATACTAACTCTCGTTAAACCTGGCATTGGACGATAACCAAAATCTTTTACTTCTTTATCGCTTAGTATATTGTATGTGTTTTTAAAACCTTGTCTTGGTGTATAAGAAGTTGCACTGTTTTCAAGTTTTGTGTACACTGAAGTTCCGCCTTGTAATACGAAATCTTTTGCTAAAGAATCAGGATTTGACAAAGGGTATCCCATAAGATCAGAAAAGTAACGCATATCTTCTCTAGCATCCAAATTAACTGAGGACACTAGTCTTACCCACGCAGTTTTATTTGCTAAGTATTCTAAGTTGCTATTGCTTCTTTCCAATTTAATGCCCTGTCTACTTCTAGTCTTTAGTTGATTTAGCAACCAATCTGGAAGAGAAGCGCCTATTATATTGGATATCTTATTATCAAAACCTGCCATATTGTCTTTTTGAGTTTACTATCTTGTATTGACTAATTACCGATTGAACATCAGTAGGAATTCGCAATTGCATTCCAACTGGAGGATATAGGGAATCTCCTGGTAGGGCATTTGCTGAAGCTATAATCCACCATAAGCTAACGTCTCCGTAAAAATCGTTTGCTAATAAATCTAGTCTATCTCCAAGAGTGCTTATTACGTATGTGTCATTGTCTGTTACTGCAATGTCTGGATACACATTATTCACATAGTATTGACTACCTGTTGAATTGTATTTAATTACGTCTATATTTTGGTATCTGTATGGCATTATCCTCCGTTGTAGTTATTTTTTCCCGATAAATTATTAGTAAGCTGTTGAGCAGTTAAGTTCTTAAAAGGCGTTTTTATTGCGCTAAGATCTACTTTCATTTGAAGACTATTTGATAGAGCCTTTTCTTTTTCAGCAGAAGTTTGAGATTGCCCAACTTCTTTAGTAGCGTCTTGAGTATTGTTAAGATATAGCGCTGCTTTAACTGGAATAAAATTAGTTACATTTTGTATTGCTGTATCTTGGTTGTTAGCTATTAAAGCTGGAATTTCTTTTTCAGTTCTTCTTCTTGGCAAAATATCCATAATTGGTTTGAAAGATATACTAACTTCAACCATGTGAGGTAATTGAGGTCTATTTTCAGGTTTAAGATTGTTTATCTCCCATGTTGCTTGACCGTCTATTGTTACGTTTACACTTTCTAAAAATCCAGGAGTTCTGTATATATAATCGCCTATAGTTAATCTAACTAGAGGAGCTCTCATAATTGAAGTAACTGGACTATAATCTGGGTAAACTTGACTTATTAGATCGTTTAATTTTTTGTATAATGGAAGTAATTCTATATCTGATTGAGCAAATATTTTGAAGCTAAAAGATATTGATCTATCGAATCCTTGATACGTTCTAAAATTTTCTCCTCTACCCAAATATTTGAAAGAATTTAATTCAGCTGAGTGATTATCTGTTATGCTTCCTAAAAATGCTCTAAACACTAACGCTTGAGATTTATTCGGATCATCGTTTGATATTGCTTCGAAAGCAAATCTAATAAGGTCTTTACTAAAAGCGGGATGTTCGTCCCATGGAGTTTTGTTATTGTCAAAGAAATGTGATGATAACGTGTTTAACATGTCTTGACCCTGAGAAGTTCCTGTGTTGATTCCTTTTACTACATATCCTGGATTTCCTACAAATAGTCTCTTCTCTAAACTATCTGTGTTGTAATTCCATGCTCTTGCTATTTGTCGGCTATTTGGTACATCTTTTCTAAAGTCAGAAATAACAGGAACTCCATATTTTGTAGCGGTTCTATTTGGATCACTTAATTGATCATAAGTTAAAGTAAATTGATTCGATAATTTTGTAGAATCAACGAATCTTCTAATAACTGTTTTTCCAGCGCCGTATACAGATCCAGGACCTTGTAAGTAATCGAATAAAATGTTTCTATTTGAAGAGAACCCCAAATCATTGTATAAGGTTATATCTGCAAGCGCTGAATTTCTTAAAGCGGAAACCATTTTAGTTTTGTAAAAAGCCACCAATCTATTTGTCTTTCCGTTATTGCTTGGTAATGCTTGAGCTGCTACAGTATCTGCGTAGAATTTTTGACCTGGTTGAAATGCATTTAATCCTATTCTATCTCCGTATGTGCCTGTTCCCGCAGTTGTCACAGAATACAAGGTATTTCTCCCTGTTGAGTTGTATACCCACGTATTTGGAATAGTTCCTGTGTAAATCTGGTTACTCAGGTTGTCTTTTGTTTGATAGGTCGCTTGAGTCTCTATTCTTGGATTAGACCTCTGTAATAAGACCTGTTTTGTTAAGAACGCTTTTCCTCTTGGATCGTCTTGTAAAAATTTAGAAATTCTTTGTGCATCTACTTGCGCTGCTGGACTTAAGTATTGTTGGCCTGTTATAGAACTTGCCGCTCCGCCTCTTATAGGAAAATCCAAAGAAGTTCTGTTTGTATTGTAATAGTCTCTAATAGATTGGGCTACGTTTTTATCGTCAATAGGAAATCTCACGTAAGGTTGATCTGAACTTCCACCGCCCGGTCTGTCCATTCCGTACTTTAAGGTTTTAAAGTCGGTTTTTAATTCAAATAATTCTGTCTGTCTTACGTTTCTTATTGGCATGATTTCTTTTATGTAAATAGATTGCCTCTATCAAATTTAGAATATTGATTATTTTCGAAACTATTCAATATTAAAGAACCAACTTTAGTATCTCCTAAGAAAATTGGAGCAGCTGAAATTTGTATCTTATCGTTTGTTCCGCCTTTTCTTGCCAATTGCTCAAGTAATTCGTTTGTTCTTTTTGTATTCTCTCCCATTTCTTTAACATACTGTGCGGAATCTTTACCGAAATAAAATTCACCTGTATCAATAACAGCGTTTCCTCCCTTTTCTACAAATCCGCCTCTCTCAGCTTTTGGTTTAACTGTATTTTCTTTACCAGTTTTCTCTTCTTTCTTTTCTTCTTTTTTTGATAGTGAACCTAAATTGCTACTTCTAAGAGTGGATCCAAAATCTTTTAATTGATCTCCGTAATCTTCTCTAATTTCGTCATCTCCAAATAAGAATACATTTGCTACTTTTGAAATAGCATTTACCATAGATCCAGCTACTTCTAACACTTGAGCAAAAAAGTTTTTAACTCCATTTACCATGCCCTGAATGTTTTCAGGTTTTGACATCCAGTTAATTGCCTTATCTATGAATTGAGATACTCCTGAATTTGATACTAGATCTACGAAACCTTGTTTAATTTTATCTATTAAAGCCGCAAGTTTTTCTTGAGCAGATCCATTGGCTAGTGCCTGATACTCTTGCTTTTCTTGTTCGTTAGTGATATCAGCCATTGTGCCAAAAGTCTTCTTGGCCAATTCGTATTTCTTTTGTGCGTTATCAGTATCTTTGGCTCCGATCTTAGCTAAGAATTCTTGCTTCTTCAACATTTCACCCATGGTATCTCTAGTCATACCAAAAGCGCCTGCCATACTTTCTGCTGCAATTCTATTTAGCTTTAAGAAATCACCTGCGCTACCTACTTGATCCGTAATTTCTTTCGCCGCTCCAGCTAAATCGTTATTTAAAAAGGCTTCTCTTGCTTTCGATAAATTAATATCTTTGCCCGTTAACAATTGAGCTTCCATCTCTTTTGAAATGCTTGATTCAAAATCCAAGAAAGAATCAGCCATTCCATCCAATTGCTTTAACTCAAGACCCATTGCTTTCGTTTGCAATACAGCCTTTGTTATTTTTTCTGGATACTTGGCAAAAGTTAAACCTAAATAGCCTCCTAAATTACTAACCTCTTTTATTACTGCTTTCCAATCTTGAGTAGCTAACCCTGCTTTTTTAAGATTCGCTACTTGAGCTATAATATTTCCAACAATACTCTTAGAGTCTTTTGCTGTTATTGTTGAAGCTTCAGCTATTCTGGCTTGAGTTTCTGCGTCCAATCCAAGAACTTGATTTAATCTAATATTAGTAGCAAGAATTTCATTAGATAAAATAGCTGTAGTTCCTAAAGTTTTACTTAAACCAATTTGAGCTTCGTATAATTTTTTAGAATTTAAGAAAGCATCGTTTGTATTGTTTGCAAAATCGCTAAATTGATTTGCTAATTTTTGAGATTCGTCGGCGCTTAAACCAAGTTCTCTACCCATTTTAACAAACTGAGAAGTTGCGTTAACTGCAAAATCAAAGAATGTCGCCATCATATCAACCAATCCACCCAACAATCCACCAACTAGAGGAATCTTTTCTAAAAATCCGCTAATTGGTTTTACTAAATTTTGAATAGGTCCGTCTGCTAATTCTCCTCCGATAGATTTCATTCCACTCGATAACATCTTAGTGGCTCCAGAAAATACATTCATTAAAGAACTTCCAATCTTTGCCGCTATTAATGCTAAAACTGCCGGATCTTTTAACGATTGTAAAGCTCCTTTAAACATTGCGTTTAATCCGGCTCCAAATACTTTAAAATTTGTAAGTAATTGACCAGGCGCTGCTTTTAAACTATTGAAAGCATTAGTGAATCCCGCTTTTATTTTTTTAGGAGCATTAGCAGCTACATCCATTAAAGAAGTTCCAAAAGATTGGGCGCTACTCTTTAATCCATCGGAAACGCTTGTAAAAAAGCCCTTATCGTTTACAGATTTTTTAACGTCTGCAAATTGTGTTTTTAATTTAGCAAAAAATCCTTCGGGTTTTGGAATTTCGAATAGAGGAACAGGTCTTCTACCTTGAGCTGCAGCTTGTATGTTGTAAGCTTCTCTTATTTTATTTTTCTCTATTAACTTATTTCTTAACTCTTCTTTTTTAGCGCTAGCTTCGTTCTGGGCTTGAAGTTCTCTAGCTTTATTTATCATCGCTTCGTACACAGAATCTCCTAAACCTAATTTTTTAGAAAAATTTTCAAAAGCAACACCTGTAAGACCTATAGAACTCTTAATCTCTTTTTCTTTGATTAATTGTTGTTCTAATTCTTTAGTTGTTAGTTTAAGTACTTCTTGACTCTTTTTTCTCGCAATGTATTCT